GTTGTTACTGTACCGGTAGATAGTGGCATTTGTAGGTTGTAGTTTTGTGCAATTCCGAAAGTCTTAATAATCATTTGGTCCGTCCTTTAAAAGAAAAATAAAAACAGCTTATATGAATAATAGATACAGACAACAACTATCTAGTTATAGTATTTAATACAGTTCATTTAGTTTACCTATATAAGGTTGGTCAATAGGTTGGTCAATAGGTTGGTCAATAGGAAAATCAAAAACGATAGTTTAGCCATTGATAGGGAAAACAATCGGACCATCTTAAAGCTATCAATAAGACAATCAATAGAACTATTAAAGGCTTGATACCTCTTTTTAAATGAGGCCCTGCAGGCCCTGCAATGGACCCTTTGACAATCCCTAGGACATTGGCTGAGGTCCTCTCAAGATTCTGATAGGTAAGAGGGGGGTTTCCGCCTGCCCCGATACGTAATCACCCTCTCATAGTTTTTCGCCAAAACAAAAGTTGGGAATAACCAAAGGACAATCCAATAGCCCCACATAAAGGATAACCAATAGACATCCAATAGAGGGAATCTTAGAGATATGGTGTTGTGGTTAGGGCTATTAGTTCCATCACACAACATCACATCTCATAGTCCTATCTCAGGGGTTCCCCCTTAGTGCAACCTTTGCTACATCCAAGTAATTCCTTTAGGTTTTTGTCCTACAGCATGGTCCATGAACCTCTCTAATCCTCTAGTAAATTCTTCTGCTTTCTGCAGTGTAGCTAAAGATTCACTGTCAGCATCCATCTGTTCTGTCCAGTAAGCGACAGCCATACTTAGAGCATCTAAGCGGTCATCATGGATGATTGCTCCCCTGTCTCTAGTCAATCGAGTCATCTGGTAGAACAAACTATAAGAAGGTTCTGGTGCGCTGTCGTAGTCTTCCTTAATGAGCTTCTCATCGACTATCAATCGGTGTTGCATCATCACAGGTTCAAGGGTGTCTATCATCCTCATCTCTTTCTGAGTGGAGTGACGGACTTCTTCTATAGATACCTTGTGGATTCTATTAAGGATAGGTGTAAGTAGCTTCACATACATACCATCACCAAAGTTACTCTCCACAATCACCATGTTCACGGACTCTTGTTTAGCCACTGTGGACAAACTGGTTAAAGTTTTGTCCGAGTAACCACCCGTAAAGCCACCTATGCGAGTGACATATAGATAACCATTAAGCATCTTCACAACAGCGTAAGCAGTCTCATCTTTACCTCGACCAGATGGGTCAATGGCAAGCACTGAGCCTGTGAAGTCCAGCATGTCATCAGACATCCACATGGGTCTATAGAACTTGTCACCAGTGAACCCAACGATAGGCACATTCTCTACTATCTGTGAGGGACCTGAAGCCCATGCTAGGTCTGTCCAACCTTTCCTTGGGTTCAACGCAGTCACCATCAAATCTGATAGCTTAAGAGGGTACTTATCAGCGTCTGCTAGTGTTGTATCCAGCATAAACTGTAGGGCAAAACCAGCTTTACCATAGGATGCTTCACGCTCCATAAGGTCTATCTTGGTGAATCTATCTGGCTCTGTTGGTAACCCCTCTTGAGAGGCTCTATTAAGCTCTATAAAGGGTGCTAATCTACCCTGATACATTGCTGATTGTTTGTCTGTAGGGTAGCGAGAAGGCCATATACGAATCTCATAGCCACGTTCTGGTAGCAGGTTGTATATAGACATCTCAGTCTGTGGTGTACCGAGGTAAATAACACGACCATCAGGCTTTAATACAGCATCAAACTCTTTGATTGCCTCTGATAGTTTGTCTCTCATAGTCTGAGTGGCAGAGTTGTTTGTAACTTCCACGTCATCAGCAATGATAGTGTTGGCACGGGAGCCTGTAAGCTGACCTGAGATACCCACGGACTTAACCGAGGGAGAGTGGTCAGGCATGGAAGGTCCAACATCAAATGCAATGACAGAATCACGTTGCCCATTCTTTGTTCTAAGGTGAGCTAGCAGTTCAATCTCATTGATAAGTCTTTTGGTAAACGTAGAGAAGGCATCAGCACGTTCTTTGGATGCAGACACAACTAATATCTTATGTTGAGGGTCACAGTAAAGTAACCACACCACATACGCAGAGGTTATCCATGACTTACCTATGCCACGGAAAGCTTCAATGACACAACGTCTAGGTCCTACTTGGAGATAGTTCCCCATGTCGTACTGGATGGGTGTGGGGTCTGGTAGATTAAGAGTCTTCCATACTATGTATAGAAACTTGCGGAAGTCTTTCTTGATAGGGTCGTTCACTACGGGTGTAGCCATGCGTTACCTAGTGGTTAAGTGGGAGTTCGTCTTCATTAAAATCTGGAAGAGCGTGGATAAGATTGTCCAAGGGGTTGCCTTGCGTAGGTACTCCATCAACACCATTGTCTTTTAAAAATTGACGGGCCACGTTGAGGATACTTGCAGATGTTTCACCTGATTGGACCTCTGTTAATAATTGATTGGCTAACTCTTGGTGTAAGTCCGCCATGATTGCTTCTAGTTTGGTATTACTCATTTAGTTAGTCCTTTTGTTTTCTCATAGGAGCGCAAACCGCCTAGACCTAGGAGGGACATTACGAGTGTTGTTAGTTCTGCTGATTGAATAGAAGGGAGTTCTGCTGGTAGTGCAAAGTAAGCATTGATGAGTCCAGCAAATGGGAGGATAAGGAATTGGTAACCAAGACCAACTGCACATACCCAACCAATCGCAGGTCGCCAACCAGCCACCCACACCGACTTATGCTTGGCAGATTCTATATTCGCCATTGCTTGCAGTATGTGTGGTTTCTGGAGAAGTTGTTCAACCTTTAGAGCAGCATTCGCTCTCTCTTCATCTGAGGTGAACAGGTCATCAAGGCCATTCATTACACTCCCTGCAATCCCTGCAAGGGGGTTGATAGACATAATGTTTCCTTGTTAGTTAAGTACCTATCCATCTGGACAGGACTGATGTACCAACACCACCTAGCCCTATAGACAACAGCATGGCTCCAGCGAGGAATCCCTTGCCTTTGACTAGCTGTTTCTCTAGGTCGTTAATGCGGTTGGATAGTGTGACTGTTATTTCATTTAATGTTTCGACTTGATTGCCTAGAGTTTCTACTAGGGTCACTAAGCGTCCTGCATCATAGTCCGTCATTTGGGACATGAGTATTAACCTCTATAGTAGATTGCGATTCCAAACAGTAAGCCCATAGCAAGTATCATGCAGACACCAATGTTGATTCCTAACTGTAAGTCTTTCTGTAACTTGGCTGCTTGCCTAGCTTTCTTATTTCTAAGAGCCAACTCTTCTTCTCTGCGTTGTCTATGCCATTCGGCTTCAAAGCGAACAAAATCAGTCCAACCACCAAGTCGGCTCTTTTTCATATGCCACTCAAGATTGGCTCTTTGGATTCTTTGCTGCTCTTGGTATTGAAAGGCTTCTAGGGCTGTCCCTTTACTACTGCTGTCACCTGCTTTTTTCTGCACTTCATGTGTAGCTGAGAAATAGTCAGTTAGTGAGCTACCCATGTCGTAGATTGACTTGCCATTTTTGAACGCTGTGGACACTGTTTTGTACAGGGCATTGGCAATGGCGATTTCCGCTAACATAGCCATAACCTCCTGCTATATTCTAGGGTTTCGTAAGGTTTAGTTGATGGTTGTACTACTAGATATTCGATGGGGCGTTGGGCCACCACTGGCTCTATGATTAGAGCCTTCCCCTCTGGGAGAAGGGAAGTGCTTTGGTGTACTAGGGGTAGCCCTGTTGGGCTAGACCACATCTACTTTTTCTTTGGTTTCTTTGTAGGTTTTGCTGGGGGACGGCCTTTCGTAGAGCCGTATGTTCCTTTGCCTTGTGGCATAATTACTCTCCTTAATTAAACGATAGCTTCTCTTGCTGCTGCCCTAGCTGTAGTCACATCGGCTGGCACTGCTACTGATGTCTCAGCGTGACGTGTGATGTACCAATCGGTAGACTTTAGATACTCAAGTGACTCAGAGTTAACCAAAGACTGAGCATTAGCTGCTATCTCTGCATCAGTGAACTCAGGGGCAGGAGTGTTACCTTCTGCTATCCACTGTAGTACATCAGCGCAGTCTCGGTTAGATGGGTCGTTTGGTACTGACATAGTGCCGTTGACTAGCCAGCCAGAGTTTTGTAGTTTGCAGGAGGTTATCCATGCTGTTGAATTTTCCATGTTTATAGCTCCGCACTAAATTCATAAAACTTACTGGTTGAGAAAAATCTAACAAACGTATTCTTCTGAGCATGACTGCTTGGTAAGTAAACCTCACTAACTTCTTTACTTGAAACTTGTATAGTTGCTTGACCACTGGGAGTATCAGTAGCACCCTCTGCAAAAATCGTGTATGAACTTCCTCCAGAATCAGAAAAAGTAGGATTGGCTCTCATAATAACTGGATGCCATAAAGTAATGTGTTGATACCCACTGAGCCATCTAGTGCTTTGAGATGACATAAGACCCAACACTTTATAATAATACCGCTGACATAACGCCAACTCTTCACCATAGTTGCGGTGTTCAAAGTCTGTGGCTACTGAGCCTTTCTCCATTTGAAAGTCTGTAATCTCAATGTAATCACCCACTGCAATAGCTACGTTAGCTCCATCATAGATGGTGGCATATACAAGAATATTGGCAGTCGTAGATGTTGAGTCAACTGTCCAAGTTATCTTTTCCCAAGCACCTCCGCCTGTATGTGAAGTAGGTGAATCAGATGATGTACCTCCAATATTATTATTTCGTAGCCTAGCG